CAGCAACCGACCAGCGTTGATGCCGTCTGCAATCTTGTGATTTGGGACAATCCGGGGCCGTCTGCCCATGTTTACTAGTGTTTCTGCGCGTGTGCGGCCTGTTCCTAGCTCGCGGACCTTGGCATCGTGCGGCAACCAGTCATCGCCGTACCAATACCCTTTTCCCGTCATAATTTTGACGTAATGCTCAAGTCCTACGTTGTTGTGTTCGTAGTAATCAATGATACGAACTTCGCCCATAGTGACTTGGAAAAACCAAAGAGCGCACGAATCAGCGATACCAAGATCCCAAGCAACGTGGACAGGGATCGCCGGATCATGCTCAACACGGGATATACGACCCTCTTTATCTGCATCTTCAACCAATCCTCCGTAATAGCTGCCTTTGATCGCAGCAGTCCAAGAACACTCAAATTCCTGGAGATATTCATCTTCACCCATTTCGCGCTTTGCGGCTGCAAGCTCGTGCGGGTCGATAACCCCTGTCTCTGAGGCCCTATAGATATTTCGGTACCACTCCTTATCCCCAGCGGTATCCTCATACAACCGCCAAAAGTGGTTTCTCCCCTTTGGCGTCCCAATAAATATGGCCCAGCCCTTCCTATCTACCAAAGCGGGCCTGATGACCTCGCTCCAGACCCTGGGCGACATATCGGCATATTCGTCCAGCACAACGCCATCTAAGAAAATCCCGCGCAGCGCATCAGGGTCATCTCCGGCCCCAGCCAGCCTAATACGGCTACCGTTAATCAAATCAACCCGTAGCTCTGACTGGTTAATCTTGGTGCCGGGTAAATCCTTGGCGTAGTAGCAAAGGTAATCCCAGGCGACTTGTTTGGCCTGCCGATAATACGGGGCCAGGTACATAAACCGGCCGTCTCCGCGCTCGGTTTGTATCTCCAGCGCCTTACGCAGCAGCTCTGTCACCGCATAAACGCTCTTTCCCCAGCGTCTATGGGACACGCAAATCTTGAACCGAGACTCATCTTTGTGCAGGTCGAGCTGCTGGGGGCGTGGGGCGTAGGGTATTTCTATCTGCACAAATCAAGCCGGTTCATATTTGCGTAGAGTCTCGGCCGTTCATTCATGCGGCCTCCCTTGAATTAGCAAGGGCTGCCTTATTGCCTGTGAAGTCCTCCCAGCGCTTTACGATCACGTCGCAGTATTTGGGGTCGAGTTCCATCGCGTTACAAGTGCGACCTGTTTTTTCACTAGCAATGATGGTCGTACCTGAACCGCCAAATGGTTCGTAAACCAAACCACCCGCCTTTGTGCTATTTTCTATATAATGGACAAATAGATCAACGGGCTTCTGGCTCATATGTTCCTTTTCTTTGGCGTGCCCACACCTAAACGATTGGGTCGAACTTGGGTTGTTGATTGTTTGGGCATGACCCTTGAAACCGTAGAACGTAAATTCCAGGTCTTTGAAGTACCACCTGTTGGGGATTCCATTCGGCTTCACCCATGCTAAAATATTATGGTAACGCCATCCGCATTTTTCCGCACTTCCAATAATATCGCTTAAATTCCGGTCATTACTCATAATATAGCAATCGGCATCCGTATCGCACACAGCGAAGGATAGAGGCATCCAATCATCAAACTCCGGGACTTCAAACATTGCTCCATGATTTACGGGGTAATCTTTTCCCATCCATCCGCCTTTGATCATTCCTGGTTTTTCATAATGGGTTTTGGATGTTGGTGTGACCAAATATGGCGGGTCTGTTACCAAGGCCGAGGCCAAACTGTCACCCATCAGCTTCTCCACCGCATCAATGCTGGTGCTGTCACCGCAAACCAACCTATGCGGACCCATCAGCCAAACATCACCCGGCTTTGTCACGGGATCGTCAGGCAGTTCTGGAACTTCATCAGGGTCGGTTTTGCCTTCCTCAATAGGGTCGGCCATAAAAACGCCAAGCTCGTCAGCATCAAACCCAGTCAGGTCTAGCGGGAACTCTAGGCTTTCTAGCTCGCCTAGCTCCAACCGCAGCAATTCTTCGTCCCACTCAGCTTCTTGGCCCACCCGGTTGTCCGCAATCCGGTAGGCTTTGACCTGTTCGGGGGTCAGCCCCGCAGCAACGTGGACTGGAACCTCCGTCATCCCCAAGCTCCGCGCCGCCTCTAACCGCGTGTGACCGGCGACCACCACCATATCGGCATCGACAACTATGGGCTGTTGCCAGCCAAACTCCTGCAAAGAGGCCGCAACCTTAGATATGGCCGCATCATTGCGCCTGGGGTTCCGCGCATAGGGAATAACCTTGCCAATAGCGACGGATCTAGTCTGCATTATCTTTTTGTTTTCCTGGGGTTACATCAATTACTTCATGTTCCACCTTAGGAGGCTCTAGGGCAAAGCTGACAGTAATCCGCTCTGGCAAGCCCTCGTGGATATTCTTCACCGTATCGACCCAGCCAGCCCTAGCCTTTAGCCAAAATATGCTAGCTATCGTATCCTTGCCCCCGCTGGCTCGCTCGTACAGGCTCCGGGCCACACTCAGGTTCGCCTTCGCGGCACCCGTATCAAGCTCGTGCCGGTAAAACTTACGCAACGTCTTCGGCGTTATATCCAGCAAGGCGCTAATCGAGATCTGGTCCAGCCCCATGCCCACGGCGCTCGTCACCATCTTGCGGGTCGTATCGATAGGCTTATGCGCTGGCCTGCCAGCCCCGGCCCGCAAAGATCCGGGCGCCACTTCAGGATCATCATCAACGTCGGCCTGGGAACTCATCTTTTTTATATATCCCAATTTTAGGGAAACCCACAACCCGGGGGGCGGTGTCTAGTTATATTGGTGTCCTTTTTGGACCCCTTAATAGGGGGGGGGCATGAGCAAAGGCTCAAATGAGAGGAGTTTTTGTACGTGGGTTATGCCAGCTAGGCCAACGCAACGGCCCCCCGGCCCCGGAACCGCAGAAATCTGCCAGAAATGAAAATCTGCCTAGGGCCCCCTTTTGTTCCCCCTTTGTTCTCGTTTTGTTCCCCTTCTGTTCCCGATCGCCCAACCCGGACAGGCCTGGATGGCCCCTCCCCCCAGCGGATCGCTGCCTGCTCCCAGCCAAGGCCCTTGCCCACCAGTCCCAGAGCCATCAAAGCAACGCGCCCAGCGGCCTGTGTCGCGCTCCTATGCCTAGCTATGCCCAGCCGCCGCCTCATGACCTGGCTTGGCCTGGGGCTTGGGTTCGGAACTGGAACCGTTCCCGCTCTGTTCTTGCTTTGTTCTCGATTTGTTCTCTTTTTGGCGGGGGGCGTCCCTCCCCTCCGCCTGCCCAGCGCCACAATCCCACCCCTCTCAACTGGGTTAAGCTAAAGATATCAAAGGGTTATCGCCCACCATCTTAAACTCTTTAGCCGCCGGTTTGGCCGATTGTTCCCGTTCTGGGCTGGCGATCTGGTGCAAGGGTGGCGTATTGCTAATGAACGTCCTTGGTTCTTTCTAAAGAATCTAAGATTACGTTGGAGGAGAACCGATCAATCATTACCCCTCTTTCTTTCTTATCTGGATTCATTGATTGGATTATAGGACGCTCACTTCCTAGCCCTGCGGACGCTGATGACCTACTGCGCTTGGGCGTGGCGGTGCTGATCTCTAAGTTGATCGTGTATCTGATAGTCCCGATGCGGCCCTTCCCTGATGGGGTGATGATTCCCTTGTCAATCAAGGTTCGGAGCGAGCGCCGGACGGTTCGGGCAGTGACATTGCAATAACCGGCAAGGGTGCTTTGGGCTGGATAGGCATTGCGACCAGCGCTATCCCCATGCTGTGCAAGCGCGAGCAGAACCAGTTTGTCGGTCGGCAATAAGTCCTTGAGCTGCCAGATAGCCGGTAGCTGCCGCCACGTCATACGCTGCTCGCAGGGTTCATAGGTCTAGATCCCGACGCTGCATGTACTTCCTAATCCTAAGCACGCTCGACCGCCGCAGGGGGACGCCCTGTCTCAAACGCCGGACCAGGTGGCTGTTGTTGGCCACGGCTATCCCAAATGCGCTATCAGCCAGCCCGTGGCGGACCAGAAACGGATCTAGCGTCTCAAGAAGCTCAATTGACTCATCATTCACTGTTAGATCTCCAATGCTAATGCTGGGCGTGAAACGCTGAGTTTCCGACCCGATTACGGGAAATATCCCCACTTCAGCCATTCTAGGCTGTGGGTTCTGGCAAAGAAAGCCATAAAAGGTCTTGCGGTGCCATTGCACCTAGCCCATACTCCTCTTGTCGGAACTAACCAGAGGCTAAACAAATGACCAAACGCGCAAAACCCACCACCGAAGTTTTCGAGACCGCCATTAGCGACGACGGCATGACAAAAAAAGATGCGGCCATGTTCCATGCGTGGAACCCCAACGGCGCAGTCAAATCATTGCCTGATTATTCAGAGTTTATTTTTGGCGACAAATACGCCAGAGGCCCTGCTTTTATGTGGTCGCGGACTGAAAGCTGGAACGCAAGGCAACTGAGCAAAATTGCTTCGGGTCAACGCAAGACTTTCAGTCATCGTGATGTTCAATATCACGCTTCAGAAATTAAAAAAGAGCGTGTTGAGTTTGACGTTTGGCTGGCCAAGCGGAAAGGAGGTGCAGCATGAACACCTTAAACCTTGAACTCAAGAAGGTCCGCATCCACCAAGGGCTTTCCCATGAAACCCTAGCCTACACCGCCACACTCTATGTCAACGGTCGTGCCGCTTTTGAAGTGGAGAACGACGGGCAGGGCGGCGCAGACATGCAGTATGAGGTCAAATCAGGCTCTGCACTGACCCTCAAGCAGATCAACGATTGGTGTAAGGCTAATCTGGCCCCGCTGATCTTTGACGATTTCCCTGAGATAAGAGGAAAAATCAAGGAGCCTATCCCAAGAGACATAGAAGTCTGGTGTCACGAAGAAGCCGAAC